ACATATTCAAAAGTCAAGTTTTTTGTAGTAGTAATGAATATTTATGATTAAAATAAATCTGCAATAGAATTAATTAAATAATGGCAACACAAGTAAATCAAAAAGTTTTTGTATCACCTGGAGTATACACATCTGAAACGGACTTATCATTCGTGGCTCAGAGTGTAGGTGTTACGACCTTAGGTTTGGTAGGGGAAACACTTAAAGGACCTGCATTCGAACCTGTTTTTATAACTAACTATGACGAGTTCCAAGCATACTTTGGGGGAACCGAACCAACTAAATTTGTAAACACACAAATTCCAAAATATGAAGCGGCGTATATAGCCAAGTCATACTTACAACAATCTAACCAATTGTTTGTGACTAGAGTATTAGGTTTATCAGGATATGATGCGGGCCCTTCTTGGAGTATTAGAGTTACTGCTAATGTTGACCCATTAACCATCGGTATAGTCGCACCAACAGGTGGAACGGTTTTCACGTCAACATTTACAGGTTATTCTTCAGGAAGTACAGTATCTTTAACTGCATTACCTAGCGATATCCAAGTTAACTTATTTAATCAATACAGATTATCTGACGGTAGTACGTCAACTTATAACGATGATTTCAATAGTAATTTAAGTAATATTATCGATACCCCATCTTTATCTGCAACTACAATAGCGTTCTATGGTTCAATACCATCATCAGACTATTGGAATTTAGTTAGTCAATATTCAAATCAACTTAACGTTTTTGATTCTGATTCTAATAACTTAGATACTAACGATTTAAGTTCAGATGCTAACGACCCTTGGTACTACGCAACATTTAGTAATGATGCAAACGTTAACAATAACTACACAGGATATTCGTTCTATTATAATGTGTCATCATTAACTGATAACAATGATGGTACTTTTACAGGTCAAATCACAGGTGAAGTATTTAGTTTCACAGGTACCGCTTATACTGAATACAATAACATGGTTATAGCAACATTACGTTCAAGAGGTATTTCGTTATATTCTAACGACGCAAATCTTGACCAACACGGACCTATTTATGAAGTTAGTAGTCTTACTGGCGTAACATTAGTTTCAACAGGAGAATATTCAGGTATAACAAATTCACCATACGAAGGTTTCTTACTTTCAGGTGTAACTAAAGACGGTGATAGTTTCTCATTTGAGACATCATTATCCGCGGCATCGCCTAAATTTATAACTAAAGTATTGGGTACTGATAACTTTGGAAAAACAAGAAATGAAGTTCCTTTATTTGTTGAGGAAATTTATCCGAGTTCATTATCGTACGCTTACAACCAAGGATATATTAAAGGTATTAATCCTGAGTTAGTTGCTTTAGAAGATGCTAGAAGTGAAGACCCACAATCAATCGCATATAAAGTTGAAAGATACCAATCACCTGAAACACCTTATTTAGTTTCTGAGTTAAGAGGTAATAAAGTTTATAAATTATTTAAATTTATTTCTATTTCTGATGGAGATGATGCGAACGTTGAGGTTAAAATATCTATCGCTAACTTATCATTTAATAACATGACGTTTGACGTACTTGTTAGAAACTTCTTTGATACGGATGCGAATCCTGTGGTTATTGAAAAATTCACTAATTGTAATATGGACCCTAACTCTAACAACTTTGTTGCTAAGAAAATTGGTTCATCAAACGGTGAATACGCATTAATCTCTAAATTTGTTATGATTGAATTATCAGATGAAGCACCGATTGACGCAATTCCTTGTGGGTTTTATGGATACACTCAAAGAGAATATGAGTCAACGTCTAATATTTCACCAGTACCTCAATTCAAAATTAAATACTATTTCCCTGGAGAGGTTGTTTATAACCCTCCATTTGGAACAACAGCAAATGCTACTGAATCTGCGGGAGACATTGTTAGAAGGTCTTACTTAGGGTTTTCAAGTCAATTTGGTATTGATGAATCATTCTTAAGTTACAAAGGTAAACAAAATCCACCAAATTGGGTTAATTCAGCATTACCTATTGACGGTCAGGCTTGGAATTACTTAAGTAAAGGTTTCCACATGGACTCAGGTGCTACTGTAGTTACAATCGCTAACTCATATCAAACAAGCGGTCAAACCGCATTTGAGTGTGGTGTTGCGGATTTCAGATTCGACCCTGAAACTCAAGAAAACCCATATTACTTTATCTACTCAAGAAAATACACATTATGTTTCGCAGGTGGATTTGACGGATGGGATGAATATAGAGAATTCAGAACTAATCAAGACAGATTCCAATTAGGAGCATCAGGTTACTTAGCAGGAGCTTCAGTTTCTACAAGATATCCTACAGCAACGGGAGAAGGTTTGTTTAAGAGAATTATTATAAACAATAATACTCAAGATTTTGCAAATACTGACTACTACGCTTACTTACTTGGTATTTTAACATTTGCAAATCCTGAAGCAACAAACATCAACGTGTTTGCGACTACAGCGATTGATTATGTTAACAACTCAAATCTTGTTGAAGAAGCTATCGATATGGTTCAATATCAAAGAGCTGACTCTGTGTATATCGCAACAACTCCTGACTACTTAATGTATACTCCAGATGGAACTAACTCTTTAGATATCATTTACCCACAAGAGGCAGTTGATAACTTAGATAACACAGGAATTGACTCAAACTATACAGCAACTTATTACCCATGGATTTTAGTAAGAGATACTGTGAACAATACACAAATCTACTTACCACCAACAGGTGAAGTTTGTAGAAACTTAGCATTAACAGATAATATCGCGTTCCCATGGTTCGCATCAGCGGGTTACACAAGAGGTCTTGTAAACTCTATCAAAGCACGAACTAAATTAACTCAAGAAGATAGAGATACGTTATATCAAGGTAGAATTAACCCTATCGCGACTTTCGCAGATGTGGGTACTGTAATTTGGGGTAACAAAACGTTACAAGTTGCTGACACAGCTCTTAACAGATTGAACGTAAGAAGATTATTACTTCAAGCTCGTAAGTTGATTTCAGCAGTGGCGGTAAGATTATTGTTCGAACAAAACGACCAAATCGTTAGACAACAATTCTTAGACAGTGTTAACCCAATCTTAGACTCAATCAGAAGAGACAGAGGTTTATACGACTTCCGCGTAACAGTTTCTTCAACACCTGAAGACTTAGATAGAAACACATTAGTAGGTAAAATCTACTTAAAACCGACAAAAGCGTTAGAATTTATTGACATAGAATTCTTCATTACTCCGACAGGAGCTTCGTTCGAGAATATTTAATAAAAAACAATGGGGGGAATAAATCCCCCCTTTAGCCAAATGAGAAAAAAATTAACAGAAGGATTTAAAGGTGAAGGTTCACCAGATATGAAATATTACGCGTTCGATTGGGATGATAATATTGTACATATGCCGACGAAGATTATTGTAAAAAGTGAAGACGGGGAGGAGATTGGAATGTCAACTGACGACTTTGCGGAACACAGACATCATTTAGGTAAAGAACCTTTCGAATATAAGGGTGAAACTATTGTAGGTTATGGAGATAAACCATTCAGAAATTTTAAAACTGAGGGTGATAAAGATTTTATAATTGATGCGATGAGGGCTAAGGAAGGTCCTGCGTTTGACGATTTTAGAGAAGCAATAAATAACGGGTCAATTTTTTCTATAATTACCGCGAGAGGACACAACCCAAACACTCTTAAACAAGCAGTTTATAATTACATTATAAATGATTATAATGGAATTAGTAAAGATGAGTTAGTTAAAAACCTTAAAAAATACAGAACGTTTGTAGATGAAGAAGATATGAGTGACGAAGAGTTAATTAAAACTTATTTAGACCTCAATAAATATCATCCAGTTTCGTTTGGAGATGAAGCGGGAGCAGTGAATCCTGAAGAAGCTAAGGTGGATGCTATGGAAGAATTCGTAACTTATATTAGAGAACTCGCATCTTCTTTAAATAAGAAAGCTTTTTTAAAGAATGATGTTAATAATAATTTTATTCCTAGTAAGCCTTCTATAGGTTTTTCAGACGATGACCCTAAGAATATAGAAGTAATGAAAAAACATTTTAAAAATAAACCAGATAATATAGTAAGAACTTATTCTACAACTGGAGGTACTAAAAAAGAAGTCTAGTTAAAGAATACCATTTTTAAAATTTTAAGTAAATAGAAAAATTTTTCAAATGGATATATTTATCGATATAAACATAGAAACAAAAATTAAAATAATATGGCTGATTTACTAATGAAAATGCCGATTCCTTATGAACCGAAAAGACAAAACCGATTCATTTTAAGGTTTCCATCAAGCTTAGGTATTAACGAATGGTTTGTAGAAAGT